GGAAGATCGCCACACTGCTAATTCAGATCCTTTGGCATGAATGACATGCCCATTGATAACCTTCATAGAGCCTTGCGGCACTGGTTGGCCATCAACTTTAAAAGTAATCACCTGATGAGTGTAATAAATTCCTGCGCTATCGCAATTTGATCTGCACCTAATTCATTAACGCCATGAAAATCATAAACGCCTAATGAGTCAGGGCCTTGAATATATTTCACCATAAGATTATGATTATTTGCTAATACATGATCGCCTGGTTGAACAACTGCGGGATCAACTAATTGCTTAGTCATAGTTCCTCCTGTAATGGTTACATTTAGTGTAACAGTTACAGATAATGTTTGAGTTATTTCGTAAAATTCTTTCTCAAAAGTTCTCTCAGTTCTGCGGGTGGTGGAACGGCTGATTTTTGTCTTTCTTCTTGCTCCTTGAACCATTTAGCGGCCTCTGCCTTTTCTCGCTCTGCTTTTTCTTTGGCTTGTTGTAATTCTTTTTCCCGCTTATTTTCTTGCGGAGATGTAATTGTTGGTAAAGGCTCATCAAGCCATCTGTGACCGTTTAACCATGTGGTCGGATACAAAGTGTAGGCCTGCTCCCTGTTCGGGTCTAATTTGTACCTTTGAGCGCCTTTTAGGACTATCTCAAAATCTATTGTCTTAAGAACTTTCTTGAATGATAAAAATGCTTTGGCTTTTCCCATCTTCAAAGGATATATCTCCCAAAATTGGTCAAACAATTTTGCGTAATCTTTTTTATCTTTATCTTTATCTTCTTCTTCCTCTTTATCTTCCTCTTTATGGTTGAACAGATGTTCAGCGTTTGTTGAACGCTCGTTCAATCCACGCGCAACAACTGATTTTTTACCCGCAAATGATGCTTTGGCAGACTTTTCACGGATCTTTTCTAGGTCATCTTCTACTCTGCTATGTATCCATAAATGACCATCAATTACAAAGAATTCTTCTAGTGTCGGTTTGGCTTGCTCCCATTCTTCAGGGGTCAAACGCGCAACATGAGATAGCCGTTCATTTGTATTGTCTAATGGCTTTCCGCGTTGCCAGTAATTCATCAGCAAAAGCATGTAAGCGCCATGTTGTTGTGCCGTCAGATGGGCTGTATCAGCCAAATAATCTGACACATACAACTGCATGTATGGCAGTGAGGTCATTTTTTCTCCTTAGAAATGTTTACAACTGTTGGTCTTAAAATTGTTCCTAAAACATATTTTTCACTGATTTCTTTTGGATAAGGCAAAATTGGGTAATTTAAAGCCTTCAACCATGTTTTTTTTAATCGTTTATTTTTTGTAGTAAAAAACACATAACGGTGCTTTGCGGTTCTTATTTCTCTTAAATCTGAATTTTTATTGCCGTGTCTTGAATGACCATTTGGAACATGAAACTGTAATCTTTCTTTTGTTTTTCCTGTGTAAATAAAATTAGTTGCCTGATAGATATAACCATTATGGTTTGCACCGCTATCAGCATAGGAGACTATTATCAAATCTTTAATAGATAACCTTCTTAAAGTTGCAGATACAAATTGTGATAAAGGTTCCTCTAAATCATCTGTACGGCATAATCTATTTAATTCGTAAACATATTGAGAATTTTCCTCTCCACAAATACCTTTACACAAAGTATTGCTTGCAGGTTTGCCATAAGTTACAACTGCTTTCAATTCATTATCAATGATCCAACCAAAAGCATGTGAAATAGCGGGCTTACGCCCTGAATAATGACGCGGCAAAATAAAATCAATAGCATCTTTTGATGACATAAAGATTATTTTGCCTTTCATTTTATTCCCTTCAAACATTGTCTAATTTCCTGCACCGTAATTCCTAAAGATCTCAAAGATTTTAAAGCCCTAGAACGCTGATTGGGGTATTGCTCTGTATGAACCATACTGGTGCGCTCCTGACTTGTTAAACCGCCCCACATTCCATACTGCTCGTTTTTGAAAGCGTAGGTTAAACAATCTTGCCAAATAGGACAAGAAGCGCAGATCCCACGCAAAGCGTTTATATGGTCATAGGCGTTACTAGATCGTTCTTCCTCTACTTCATAAAATAAGTCTGTGTAGATTTCCAATTTTCTACATTCAGCCTGATTCCAGTCCACTTTGGCATATTCAGATCCGTTTATTTTTTGATACTCGGACAACCTTGTTCTCCTGTCGGATCGTAGTATGGGCAAAAGTCTGCACAAAAAGCCAATGGTTTTTCAGGAGAAGGTTTTAAATTGTCAATCACCATTTGCCTTGTCATATCTAAGTGAGCCAAAGCATCAAATGCAATAGCCTCATCATAAGGTTCTGTGTGAACCATAATGTCTTTCATTTTGCCATCACGCGGTATTCCGACCAACGCAACATCTTTTACTATGTATCCGTTTTTTGTTAGCAAATACCCATACAAATGTACCTGCCAAATTTGTTGTCTATTGTTTTTGCCAAAATAGCGAGCGCCACCTTTTTTATTGGTTTTCCAATCAATGACGGTTTGGTTAATTTTGTCATAACAATCTACATGGCCAGGCATACCTCTGTATTTAACAGATATTTCTAGTTCATATTGAACACCAAAAGGATCTTCACGCCTTATGGCTTCTTCTAGCCCTGTGTGAATGAAGGTTCCTAAAATTGCTCCTAATTTGTCACCATCATTTGTTGGCTCTGTCATGGCTAATTCATGCCAAAGCCTGCGGTGGCAACCGCCAACAGATGACGGGCCAACCTCAACTTGTTTGGATCTAGCCCTGGCATTGTCATTGGCTACTAAAGTTTTAGCAACCATGTTTTGTAGGTCAATCATTCTGTTGGCCAAACAAAATCAGGATATAATTTTTCTAATATCTTTCTAACTATCTTAATCCATTCAATAAATCTTTCGTTCTCACGCAAAATTTCAACGCTTTGTATTTTTAATACCAGTTCTTTGTAATTTGTAATAACAACTGGTTCATTTTTAGCAAACTTTGTCTCTGATTCTCGTACAACGGTAACGCCAGGGGCAAAAGGTTCCTCTGTTGTTCTTGTTACCGTCATAACTTCTGTTACAGGATCTATGCGCCCTACAACAACCTCATTGGGAGCAGTAGGTGCTACGACATTTGGGCCTGCAACATTGCCCGTTGTGTCAGCCTTTGTGATCTGCACATATCTTTCACCCGCAGAAAGTGTGCCTTTAGAATAGGGGCTGTTTGCGTCTCCACATACATCAGGTGTGCAAACGATTGTGCCGCTAATTACCTGGTTATTAGAATTAACCTTGACCCAACCGCCTTGATCCGCAACAGCGGGTGTAATGTTTATCAGCGCTATAAAAATAATAATTAGTTTTTTCATAATTTGTCCTCATTCCATTGCTTTCCGTTTAGATCTTCCATAATTTTCATGTGTTCAACTTCTAATGCCACTAACTTTTTGTTAATTTTCATTAACTTAAAAGCCATGTTAAGCGGGTATGCCCAGTAACCAATAATCATTCCCAGGGCTAATGCAGTAAAAAATAAGGTCATGTTAGATCCATACTGGTGCGCACTGATGTGCCAACTGATCTAGCAATATCTACCTGCATTTTTAATCTGTTTGTATTAGCCCTAGATGCTAAAACTTTGGCTTGAATAATTGCTAGATCTTTGTGCAATTCCTCATTTTGTACAAGAGCCAAATCTTCTCGTTCGCCTACTGTGTAATTTTTACCAGTAGGTGAGGATTTTGTAGATAAAGTTATACGCGATTTAGCCATAGCAATTTCATAATCTGCCTTGACGCTATGATAAATAGTTTCTACCTCTACTAAAATTTTATGCGCATCATCAACTTCTTTTGATAACCCGCGTAATTTTTGCTCCACCATTGCAGGCGTAATAATTTCATTCATCATTTTGATCATTTTCTACAAGGCTCATGTTTGAATTTTCTCTTTTGTTTTGCAAGGCAATTACCTTGCCTGCATCAGATGAAAGATTAAATGGGTCAGGTATAAATTGAAAGCCCATGTGTGCCATTGCCTATGCCAGCGTTTCAGGAAATATATCCAGGGCTGATGCAACTGCTCTAATGCCTAAAATGTTTTGGTGAACGGCTACAACAAAACCTGCATCAGGTTGAAACTTTTTATCTTTGTTACTCATAGCATCATTCCTTCTTCTACTGCGCGCCAAACTATGCAGTCATTGTTGTGGTGGTTTTTACGGGTTGTGCCTGTGTCAATAATGTAACCCTCTTTGAATAGTCCAACTCTTGTAGGGCGAACGGTATTGCCTTCAATCTGTAATGTTTTTTCTATCTCCTGATCAGTAGCGCCACGCAAACCCTGGTTTAAAATGTATTCATAGACTCTGCGTTTCAATGATCCAGTTTTAGGCAAAACTTTTTCAGCCGCCGCTCTTGATGTGCGTTGAGCATTGCGAGCAATAATTACGCTGTTATCCATTGAGAGCCGCCTTGCGCGCCAAAATGTGATCACGCAAAGTTGCGCCTTCTACAACCACATCAAGCAAATCTAAATTGAGTTGCCATGCGGCTTTTAATTCTTCAACATCTGATTGTGTTTCAACCAAACTAAATACTGCAAATGCACTAGCCTTTTCTTCTTCTGTGTACTCACGCTTTACCGCAGGTGCTTTTGCTTGTGGTGCTTGTACGCGTTGCGCTTTTTCCATGTCTTGACGCGTAGGGCGTGTTGGTTTTTTTGTAGTTGGATCAGTTCCCAAATAACCAGCAAGAGAAAGTGCGCGACCTGTTGCAGAAGTAGATGCATTTTCTAGGGCTGAAGTTTTGTTTACAAATGAACTGCCCACCATTTCCTCTGCCACATCAACAAACATTAGAACATCACCGTAATAAATGTGACTTTCAACAATGTATTGAATAGGAAGTAATGTTTCAGGATCTCTTACTATCTCAACAATTTTTGCGTGAATTCGCACATCTTTGTGATCACCATGAATTTTAACTATTCGCTCTGCGGTGGTTTCATAACCTTCATAATTGCCAGCCATTATGCAACCGCCTTTCTTGCACAAATCTCTGAGCAATAACTTTCTTTTGTAATTGTTGTGCCAACAGTTTTTGAGTATGTACTCATGCCGTGGTAAAAATCGGCTGTATTGCCGCACATGTCGCAAACAAAAACCATCTTAATTTGGCCTGTAATTTCTAGCCCTGTTTCTGCGTCTATCAGTTTTGTAGCCATTGCCTAGCCTTCCTGTTTGGGGCTAACTAGCCCGTGTAAGGCAGATTGAACACTATGGGGCTGACAAATACAAGAACCCCGTAATTTATCGGCGCGCCGTGGCGGTGGTGGCATACTAGGGGCATGGCACAAATCCCTGATTCGCACCCTAAAGGCAGAATTGTTCTTGCCCTGCATCAATTGTGGGTTGAGGTAGAGCATGAGGCTTTATACCCTGATCAAATGAATGATTTGGCCAATCGCGCTCTTGAGTTGTTTGCCAACACTCTTATTCATTGCAAACAAATGAACATGGATATTAGAGACATAGATCCATTTATTTATGACAATGAAGATGAAGATGAGTGATGTGCAAAGAATGTGGAAACTGCTCTAAAGAACACGCTCGTACCGTAGATGATGCTGTTGATGCGGCCCTAGATAGTTTTTTTAATCCAACCAAACCTTGTAAGCGGCAGTAACGCGACCTTTTTCAGGATCAATAAAATGCAAACGCTGTGATGGCGTAGCACTAGCGGCAAGCATTACACCTGCGTAGCGGTTATCTGATTCAGTAGAACCTGTTTGATACACCGCACCCAATCCATTAGCCATGCTCCACTCTGCGTGGGTGTGATAGTGACCAATATAAACATCTCTAAATTCCCACGGATAAGA